ACCCGGGACGGCAGCAGGGATCGCGCCACCTCGGCCATCATAGCCTTTACGGTGGGCAGCAGGGACATCACGCCGTTGATGTAACCGAGCATAGTATTCCGGCCGTGCTGGTGGAAGACCTGGGACGGGGAGAAGATGTGAAGTACGGCACTGAACGCGCCCGAGATCGCGTGGCCGATGCTGCCGACCAGGCCCATCACCGCACTGAACATCGATTTAATACCGTTGATCAGGCCCTGGATGATGTCCCGGCCCGCGTTAAACAGCAGGGTGATGAACCCGGACGCGACCGAGCGGATCACTGAAGCGACCATGTGAATCTGGATCGAGGCGATGTTCACCAGGTCGTGCCAGGCCGCCGACCAGTGGCCGTGGATCACGTCCATCACGAACTGGATGACAGCCTTGACCGTGTTGATAGCTGCAGTAACGACCGCCTTGATGACGTTCCAGACCATGGTAACCGTGGTCTTCATGGCGTCCCACACGGTGGTCCACACCGCCTTGGCGACGGCCATGCCGACCTTGATCTCGCCCGAGATGATCGCCATGCCGATCTTTACTATCGGCTGGATCGCCGCCCAGACCGCTCTGACCACGGCCAGGATGTCGTGCCACGTGGCCTTCCAGAAGTCGCGGAAGGCGGCCGAGTGCTGCCACAGCTCGATGATCGCGATGACGATCAGGCCGATCGCGGTCGCGATCAGGATGATCGGGTTGACCTCCATCACGGCGGTTAGCGCCAGGAAGGCCCCCCGGAGTATCCCCATGATGGCGGCCAGGGCCTTGAACGCAACGACTGCGGTGATGATGTCCGAGGCGATGGTGGCAAACATCGGGTTGGCTAGGATTGAGGCCAGGCCGGTGAACAGCGGCAGGATCAGCCGCAGCAGCCCGGGGATCAGCTTGAGCGCGGCCAGGAACCCGGAGTTGGGGGTCAGCAGGTTGGCTAGGATGGGCTCCAGGTCGAGCAGGATCGAGGTCAGGGCCGGGCCGAGTAGCTGAATCACCTGGGAGACGATCGGAATGAGCGCCTCCAGGCCGCTCCCCACGTCCCCGATCAGCAGGGAGGCGAACTTGGACAGGCCGGGCAGCATCGGCTGGATCGCCTTGAGCACGGCGAACAGCATCTGCTGGAACACGCCCAGGAGCGACGTGAGGGGGCCGGACAGGGCACGGACCAGCCCGGCAAGCATGTTGAGCAGCGGGGCCGCCAGCGGGGCCAGGGCCTCCAGCGCGTGACCGAGCAGGCCGAGCAGGGCTCCGGCCAGGTGGCCGATCGCGTCGATCGCAGGCACGATCTGCTTGGACATGGTGGCCAGGAACTGGGAGAACCCCGCGCTATTGATCCCCCGGCTGAGCGCGGTCTCGATGTGCTGGAACGCTACCGCGCCCTGCTGGGCCAGCGGGACCAGCTTGGGGAGCAGGGCAGCGATGATCCCGAGCCCGCCAGCGAACAGGTGCAAGGTTACCGGCTGGAACGCCTTGGACAGGTTCTTCCACTCGGTCTCCAGGCTCTTTACCTGCTGGACCGCATCGCGGATCGGGGCGGGCAGGGCCGCCAGTTGCTGCTTGGTGTCCTTGAGCGCACCGGTAACCTGCTTGATGGTCGGGATGGCAAAGATGCCGAACGCGCCCAGGCCGAGCCCGGCAGCGACCAGGGCGGGGGCGACGCTGGCCGCGACTCCGACCAGCAGGCCCATCAGCGGAAGCAGCTTGCCGACAGACTGGACCGTCGACAGGCCGGACAGGCCCATCAGGTCCAGGTCGGCAGCGGTCTCCCTGGCCTGGGTACCCAGCCGGTCGATCTCGTGGGCGGCCTCTGCCGCCTCGTCGCGGACGTGCCCGAGGGCCTCGCCCGCCTCGACCGACTTGTCGCGCAGCTCGCCTAGCTCGTGGTTGTCCTCGACCAGGGCGTCGGCCAGTCGGCGGATCTCGGCCGAGTTCTCCGCCACGGCACGGGCCAGAGCCCGCACCTCGTCGCCAGCGAACCGGTTGTCCTCAGCGAACCGCCTGGCCTCGTCCTCGGCCTCCCGCATCGGCCGGACATACGGTTCCAGTTCGGCAATGAACTCTTGCCTGATCGGGTCAAGGTCGTCGGCCATCAGGGCACCAGCCGTCGCACCGCACCGGCTGCCGCGTTACGCAGCCTGCCGTCCGATACCATCCTCCTATGAACCGGCCGCATGTAGGGACGTGGGGGGAGGGTGACCGACCTAGCAAAGTGGTAGGCCCCGGACACGCCCCAGCGCAGGTAACCCGGCTTACCCCTCTCGGTGAGGTGCTTGGCGGTGATCGTACCGCCCATCTCCTGGATCCGGGCATAGACGATCCGGGGGCTCACGTCGGCCGTCGCCCGGTAGGCCCCGGACGGCCGGGCCGCGTTCAGCCGGACCGATCGCCGCAGGCTGCCGGTGACCGCTGCCGGTGGCCCCCCGGCCGGGGCCGGGGTGCGCGTACCGGCCGAGTGCGAGAACATCACCAGCTCGGACCCGACGACCTCATTGTGGAAGGCCCTGGCCATGGCGTTAGCCGCAGCCTTAGGCCCCTGCTCGCCCAGCTTCTGAATGATCGCGGCCCAGTAGGCGGGCAGCTCTTCCGGGGTCATTTCTTGCTGCTCGCCTCCTCACTTTGTATCTTGTTCAGGCAGATCTGGGTGGCTATGAGCCAGGTGTCCACCGCCAGCGGCAGTTCCGCCCTCCCTCCCACGTCCGGGGTGATGCCCCAGTTGATAATGTAAAGGATGTCGCGGATGTCCGAGTCGGTCAGGCCCTCGGGCGGTCGCTTGCCTTTACCGGCAAGGTACCGTTTGAGCCTGCCGTAGTCGTCCCTTTTGGGTCCGGACGACGCTGGATCTTGGCCAGGTACGGAGCCAGGATGTCCTCGATCTCGGTGAAGTCGTCGATGCCGATCTCACCGAAGCTGGCCTCGCAGGCGATCTCCTGCTTGTCCCCGTCCCAGTAGGGGACCGGCAGGGCGGCCTCGGTGCCCTCCACCACGTTGCCGTCCGGGTCGTACTCGACCAGGGTGAACGACCAGGCTGACACGAGCTGGGCGAGCAGGGCGTCCCTCCGGATGGTCTGCAGCGACATCGACAGCGGCATCGCGGACAGGTCCGGGTCGCCCTTGTCGTCGAGCTTGATGTACAGCTTGACCGCTCCGTCAGTGCGGTCCCGGTGCTTGGCTTTCAGGGCCTGGATGGGCAGGATCTCGATCCAGTTGCCGGAGGTGAGGGTGTGTCGCATGGGCCTGTGCTCCCTTAGAAGAAGATCGGTACCGCGTTGCTGAGTGTGACCTTGCAGGCGGAGAACCCGCCCGACCAGCCGGTGGGTACGATCGTGTTACGGGTGGTGTTGGTGTGGTGTGACTTGAACGTGACGTCGTAGCCGAACAGCACGTCGCCCGAGTTGATCTTCGAAGTATCGAAGTCGCAGAACGGGACGTCGATCTGCATCGCCTGGTACAGCGGGTTGGAGGTGAGCAGGTTGTTTGTGGTGAGGATCTGCAGCTGCGGCTGGGTGTTTTGCAGCATGTATAGCAGAGCGGTCTCGTCGATGGCCGGGGAGAAGGTCAGCTTGCCCGACACGCCCAGCTTGCCACGGCCGATGACGTACGGGTTCTGGGAGCCGTCGTTGGTGAAGAACACCTTGAGCTGCCGCGACAGGGTGAGCTGCCATTCCACGATGTCATAGACCGGAGCCAGCGCGCCCCCGGTAGCAAGCTGGACGATAGACGTGAAGTCGGGCATCGCCCGGATCGAGCTGACCGAGGCGGCTGGAGCGGTAGTTGCGAGCTGGCCGACGTAGGAGCTGAACGCGCCGTTCCAGTTGAGCAGCTTCTCCGCGTTGCCGGTGAGCACCAGGGTCTGGAAGCAGGAGTCCGCGTACTGGCGGGCACCCCCGGGGTTGCCGCCGATCTGGGGAACCTGGGTCCGGTCGGTCCAGCAGTGGGTAGGCGGCTGGGCGAAGTTCAGGAAGTTGCCGTTACCGAGGAACCCGGAGGTCAGCAGGGAGAAGGCGTGGGAGTAGGTCCCGGCCGCGACAGTCGTGTTGGTAACCGTAGCCCCGGACGCGTGGGGGAACCGGATGGGGGTGGTCGGGTCGAGTGTGATCGTGGTAGAGGCCCCGGACAGGACCTTGACGATCTCGGCCGGGCCGGTCGATCCGGCCGCGTAGACCTGGATCCACATCCCCACCGTGAACGAGGTTCCCGAGGTGACCGTCAGAGAGGTTGCCCCGGACACGGCCGGAGCCGTGGTGGTGGTGTTCGGAGCGGCTGCCGGGGCCGACTGGGTGTAGTCGCCCAGGGTGTTGTACAGCGGATGGCCCATCATGTCGACATAGACAGGCGTCTCGGGAATCGTTACTTCCGCGTACAGGGGACCCTGCAGGAAGTCGTAGATGTCGCCCATGCCGCCACGGAGCGACTCGTCGAGCAGCCACAGCGGCTTGTCGTCGGGCTCGAGGTTCACCATAGGGAAGGTGGTGCCCGAGCTGGACGGAATGGTACCCGGGGTAGCTTCCCGGATTACGTTGACGAACCTCTCCTCGGTGGGGAAGATCGTCGACGGTACAGTCAGGGGCATCGCTTACTCCTCGGTTTCCCCTGCCCCTGTGCTGGCCGGGCCGCTATCGCTGGGGACAGCATACCAGAGGCCATCGTCAGGCGGCAGCTCCTCGCCAAAATCGAACACGTCACCCGGTTCGACGGTAAGCACTGCTCCGGTCTCCGGGTCGGACCGGTGAGGGTAGGACCGGGGACCCGGCCCATCGTAGACGTGGAGCCTGGCCTTTGGCTCTTCGGCCTCCTCGGGCTCCGGCTCGGTTGCCTCGGGCTCCTGCTCGGGGGTCTCGGTCATCGCTGCACCCACTCCTCTGTCGGGGCTGTAATCAGGGCGTCCTGCCGCTGCTCGCGCTGGCTGGCCGTCGAGCGGACCGGCACCCACTCGTACTCAAGGTTCTGCCCCAGGTTGATGATCTGAGCGGAGATGTCGCCGGTCGACGGGTCGAGGATGTCCTGCGGCATGTGGCAGGTCTCCAGCATCATCATTACCCAGTCGAGGACCGTGGGGAACGTCGAGTCGGCCTGAGCGTCCGAGTTGTCGTCAAACCAGGTGATCCAGATCGAGATGTTGTGGGTCATCTTCTTCCACCCACGCGGCCCGCTCGCGGTCGCCTGCCACAGGTTGGGCGGGGGAACCGACCGGGGGCCGCTGACCCGCCTGGTCGTGCCCCGGCTCATCCAGACGTAGGCGGCTGGGTTGACCGAATCGGTCTTGGGGTCCGGGGGAGCCACGAACGCGTCGAGCCTGCCGCCTCCCCCCGGAAGGTTCTGGCCGTTCAGCAGGTCCCTGACGTAGGCGACGGTGGAGGCTACCGGCATCAGATCACCCGGGCGTAGCTCAGCACAGCCTGCTTGGCCAGC